CCTACTCCTAACGCAGGAAAACTATTGGCTTTGGTACGTGAACTAAAAGGCAGTTACGCTATCCTAAGTTCACCATTGGCTGACGATCCTAGATCAGAACCACACAAGAGAATGTGGGTTGAAAAGAACCTTAAGCAGTTTCCACCTAAGAAAGTAATCATCACTGGTAACAAAGCCAAGTATGCACAGCAAAGTGATGGTACTCCAAACATTCTTATTGACGACTTCGGTCAAAACATTGACAAATGGAATGCCGCTGGAGGCATTGGTGTTAAGCATAAGGATCACAAATTTGAAAGAACATTTAAAGAATTAATGAATCATCTTAAAAAAGATGAAAAACAGACTGAAAACTTTGCTGACGGTAAAGTAAAAGGCAAAAGTAGACCTGGGCGTGTAAAACGTGCAGGAGCAAGTTGCGATGGATCTGTTACAGATTTACGTAAAAAAGCCAAAAACGCTAGTGGTGAAAAGGCTAAAATGTATCATTGGTGTGCTAACATGAAATCAGGTAGGAATAAATAACAATATGCGTTTAAAAGATATTACCGAAGCAAAAAAGCAAGAACCAATTAAGGCACGTGATCCTAACTGGCGTGATATGGAAGCATTACGAAAAAGCGGTGCGGCAGGTTCACATGGTGATAAAACCAAGACCATTCCACGCAAAGAAAAATATAAAAAGATTTCAATGGAAGATCAGTTTGCTCAATACATGACAGAAGCAAATAGTTCAGGTTGGGATAAACTTAAAAACGATAGAGAATTTAATACCATGCTTCGTTACTACATCAATGGCAGAGTAGAAGCAGAGAATGTTATTGAAATCATTAGAAGTAAAATTCGCAACCATAAAGAAGTTGCCAAAGACATATACAAGTATGGTGTTACTTATGGCGGAAAACAAGGTACTAGATTAAAAGACCTATCTATACAGTTAGAAAAAGATTTTAATCCCTGGGATATACCAGGAAAGATGATTAACAAGATACGTAGCAAGTTTGAGGATGTAAACGAAGCAGATCCAGACACACTGGGTAGTATGAATCCTAAAATGCGTGATGTATTATCTAAAGTTGACGCAGATGATAAAGCACAAGCACAAGCGGCTAAAGATCGAGCAGAAGCAGAGCGTCAAGCAAAAGTAAAAGAACTAGGCCCACAGGCAATGGACGATTACATTGCTAAACTAAAAGCACACGATTGGACATACAATTACAGTGACGATCACAGTGTATGGCAACGTGGATCCAAAGAAGCAGACGAAATAAGACGCTTGGGTGATATTGTCGATCCTGATCGTAAATTATACAAACAGTACAGTCCATTCTATGAAGCAATAGCAAACGAACGATCACTTACTAAAGACGAAGAAAAAGATAAAGAAAAATACGTCAAAGGTATGAAAAAGAATAAAAAAGATTTTAAAAAACGTTATGGTGATGATGCTGAAGCAGTTATGTATGCGACAGCAACCAAGATGGCAAAAGAATCAAGTGACATTTTTAAAGCACTACAACAAGTAGATGAAACTGCTACAGTTACACAATCAAGTGATATTGCTACTGTAACTAGTCCACACATTGCTATCGGTGACAAGAAAACACGTAAGAAATATGGTTTAACAGGAGGATTACCTAATCCGCCTAAAGCAAAAGCACAAAAGCCAACTGATAATGCCCTGGATATGAAGGGAACTTCTATCTTCGGCGGACCCCTCAAACGATAAATACTCGTATAATAAACTTATTATAGGAGCAATCGATGACTAACGAAGACAAATATGATGAACCAGCATCATCTTATGAAAGCGAAATGCTGGACAACCAAGTAGCATTTATTAAATATGCTTCTGATGAAATTTGCGATCATGTTAAAAATGGTGGTGTATTTCCAGAATGGTTCCAAAACAAATTTAGTGGTGTACACGAACAATTGAAAACACTTCATGCTTACATGGAAGGTGAACGTCAGCAAGCCAAAGAGCGTGAACGCATGATGAGCATGAAAGACATGAAAGATGACTACTTTGAATCTTTAGAACAAAAATTAAACGAATCAAAAGGCTTATGTAAAGAATGCGGTAAGCCTAGTTACACAACATTACCAGAAGAAAAACAAAAAGGTGTTGATGGCAAAGTATGCTGGAAAGGCTACAAGCGTATGGGCACCAAGAAAAAAGGTGGCAAAACAGTAGATAACTGTGTTAAGATGTAATGAGACTTTATGAAATTTACAGTGAGGCCTGGAGTAAGAAATATAAAAAGTCAATCGATTGCTCGAACCCAAAAGGCTTTTCTCAAAAGGCGCACTGTGCGGGACGTAAAAAAAGACAAGGAGGAGGAAGCACCAAATCCAAAAGTGTTTCCTAAATAATATGGCAGACTTACAAAATATTTTAAACAAACTAACTGAATTGGGAATTGAAAACAAAGGACTTACACCAGATGATCCTACCCAAGCAGGTGCTATTCAAAAACAGTACGGCAATGAACAAACTGTTAGTGAAACAGATCATGCTCGTATTATTAACGAAAGTGTAAAAGGTAAACACATTCCAGGTATAAGTGATACAAGTTCAAGTGACTTTGCCGCACTAGCAGGTGTAGGTAAACCACAACAACGTCCACAACCAGCAAATCCAAATCCTAACATGAATATTGCTCCAGCACAAACAGGTGATCGTTGGAGTGATGTTGATGCTAGATTAACAAATATTGAAACAAAATTAAACACTATTTTTGAAAGCATCCAACGCTTATCAGAAATTAGCGATGCGGATTACCGTGAAAAGAAAAAAGCATTGCATGATTTAGAAATGAATCCACAACTACAAGATAAAGAATCACGAGAAGCAATTAAAAAACGTAAACTTAGTTTAGAAAAAGAACGTGAAGCAACCACAAAAGAATCACTAGAACGTGGCTTTGCTAGTTTCTTAAAAGAACTGGAGGGAAAATAATGTCACATTGTAAATGCGAAAACTGCGGATGTGATCATCACTGCGGAAAAGAGTGCGAAAAATGTGCTAACGATGTTTGCGTAAAATGTAATTGCCCACATTGTAGCGATGAAGATTAAAGAGATTGTAGACTATTTTTACGGACTCGATCCTGCCCACTTGTCTTACACACACAAGGTAGGTAAAATCTACGGCAAGAAAAATCTCAAAGTACCCCACGCAAAACTGCACAGAAAAAATAAGAGGAAAAAATGAGTACATTGGTTATAACCACCTTTTCGGAGGATGGTTATCATCTATATGGCAAACGTATGGTAGACACATGGTGTAGGCATTGGCCGCAAGACTACACGTTGCGTTTATACGTAGAACACAATTTAACAGTAGATGATCCTAGGGTTGAAGTAGTAAACCTACATGATTGTAGTCCTAGTTTAGTAAAATTCAAAAACAGTTCATATAGTTTAGCAGAACAAACACAAGACAAAAAGAAACGTAACAAAATTCTTAAAACTGTTAAGTGGTGCCACAAAGTATATGCCATGGCACACGCACTTGAAAGCAATCATGATTACCTAATATTTTTAGACGGAGATACCTATTCTAGAACAACAGTGCCCGGTGGTCAACTTGAATCCTTAGTAGGTTCTAATCTGTTTGCTGTACACTTTGAACACTTACAGGGTATGCCACATTATGAAACTGGTTTAATTATATTCAACAAACGACATTCACAAATACAGGATCTTAAAGACAACATCACAAGTGCTTATGACACTGGTGAAATATTCAAACTGCCTAAGAGTTGGGACGGATTCTGGATAGCAGAACTACACAAAAGAAGAAATTATCAAGTGCTTGACCTAGCAGGTGGACACAGAACAGGTGTGTTTACCAATGAAAAAGTGCGAGGTATACTTGCCCACGATGCTGGTAAAAAGAAGTATCAGGGTACCAATTACAATAAATACACAGGTAAAACAAAACAAAAGGGCAAGCATGGCGTTCCTAGTACATAACTTACCACCAATCGAAGTTTACGTAAAAAAAGAATACTTGTATGATCATCAAAAAGGTCATGGAGAATTAACTCCAGGTATGTGGATAAGTGTACGAAGCATTCAATCAAAAGCATTATACTTCGAAACATTGCTATTAGAGTATGGTGCCCTATACGATAAACTTCCTATTAGTGCCTTTGTATGGAAAGAAGATTACGACAAAGATAATCAACTGCCGCTAGATCATCTACAAATATGGGACTGCTTTGACTATGACATTACGGTAATCAAAAAGCCTATGCTTTGCGATTGTGAATTCTTTGGTAAGGATCGTAAAATGCACAAAGGTGAATATATGTTTACACTAGATACTTGTCACGCACAGAGTTCAACACTAGACACGAACTTTTCAGAACACGATCCTGAACACAAAACATTTAATATCATTAAACTAGACAACGGACAAATTGCGGCACAACCAAACAACAGGGTAGTATTCACAGATCAAAGTCTAGTACCTACAGAAAGAAAAATTCCTGACTTCAAAGTATGTACACAAAACTACACGGTAGAAAATAATCCAAAATGGAGTGTAGGACATACAGACGAATGGGCGTACAAAGATAAAAACGAAGGTTTGAAAGATTAGTAAAAAAGAAGCATATAGAATTTTTTGGATAGTCAAAGGCCATTTAAATGCCTCCGAACAATGTATATATGACTGCTATGACAGTTATTTCAAACGAGTATGGTATATGGAAGAATCATACGCTCACGAAAATGGGTTTGAAGAAGCCTATAATATGTTAGCCAAACATCAAGATAAGTCTTGACTTCTAGCATAAATCTATATATAATATAAAAATTATTAACAAAGGAGTATCGCATGAGTGATAGAACTTTTGGCGCAGAAGAAAAAGCCAAATTGGTCCAAATTGTAAATGAAGGTGTAACTGTAATGCAAGAAGTACAGGACCTACAAGAAGGACTTAGAGACACAGTAAAAGCAGTAGCAGAAGAACTAGATTTAAAACCATCATTAATTAACAAGGCAATTAAAATCGCACAAAAAGGTGAATGGCACAAAGCAGTTGATGAATTTGAAGATTTGGAAAACATCATTGTTACTACAGGCAAGGATAAAGTCTAATTGCAAAGTATCAAAAACTTTTGGTTAAACTCGTACTACAGTGATAAAACAGCGTTCTACTTTGAACTTATAAGTTTTATTTTTACAGTAAGTGCCAGTTTAACACTTGCCATTACCGCAAGAGATCCTAATATGCTAATTGTATATCCAGGATTCTTTGTTGGTAGCGTTACACAAGCATACGCAAGTTATCGTAGAGGAGCCGCTTGGGTTTTTCTACTAACAACTTATTTTGCCTGTGTAAATGTATTTGGATATGGTGTGGCATCAAATTGGTGGTAAAATATAATTTTAGGCTTGTTTTTTTTAGGCAGTGACAGTATAATAGTAAATAATGTTGAAGAAGGTCAGTCGGCCATAAACGACATAATTGGTTTTTGCCAGCCGCAAGTGGCATGTATAGGAGAAGATATTGAGTTACGTAGACGCACTCTGGGATCGTGATAAAGACATTATCAAGGTTGTAGAGAGAAACAAAAAAGGCGAACGAGAGTTTCGCGAATTCCCCGCAAGATATGTATTCTATTATGGTGACGGCAAGGGCAAACAAAAAAGTACCTTTGGCGATCCTGTAACTCGTGTTGTTTGTAAGAGTTGGAAAGACTTCCTCAAAGAACAAAAAATAAACAAGCATCGTGGATTGTATGAAGCAGATATTAATCCCGTATACAGACTGCTTGAAGAAAACTATCTAGGACAAGATGCTCCTAATCTAAATGTTGCGTTTTTCGATATTGAGGTTGACTTTGATCCAGAACGTGGATACAGTTCACCTGAAGATCCATTTACAGCAATCACTGCTATTACTGTACACTTACAGTGGCTTGACAGCCTTATCACACTAGCACTTCCGCCTAAAACACTAACAATGGAACAGGCAAAAGAAGAATGTAAAGATTTCCCCAACACATATCTGTTTGAAACTGAAGCGGAAATGCTTGATACGTTCTTGGATTTGATCAAAGATGCAGATATTTTAAGTGGTTGGAACAGTGAAGGTTATGATATTCCTTACACTGTTAACCGTGTTACTCGTGTACTTTCTAAAGAAGATACAAGACGCTTTTGTTTGTGGGATCAATATCCTAAAAAACGCACATATGAAAAGTACGGAAGAGAACAGGAAACATATGACCTAATAGGTAGACAGCATTTAGATAGTTTAGAATTGTATCGCAAGTACACATACGAAGAACGTCATACATATCGATTAGATGCTATCGGTGAAATGGAAATTGGTGAAAACAAGACAGTGTATGAAGGCACACTTGACCAACTGTACAATAACGATTTTAGAACATTCATCGAATACAACAGACAAGATACTGCACTACTAGACAAACTTGATAAGAAACTAAGGTTTATTGATCTAGCCAACGAACTTGCTCACGCAAATACTGTTTTGCTACCCACCACAATGGGTGCTGTGGCAGTTACAGAACAAGCAATTATTAATGAAGCACACAGACGTGGTTATGTTGTACCTAATAGGGTACACAGAGAACCAGGTTCAGCACAGGCGGCAGGTGCTTATGTAGCATATCCTAAAAAAGGACTACACGACTGGATTGCTTCAATGGACTTGAATTCACTGTATCCAAGTGTGATTCGTGCGTTGAATATGGATCCAGCAACAGTGGTAGGCCAACTGCGACAAAATCATACAGAAGATTATCTCAACGAACAAATGAATTTTAAAAAGAAATCATTTGCGGCGGCATGGGAAGGCAAGTTCGGCAGTCTTGAATATGACTATGTTATGGAACAACGCAAAGACATTGAAATTCATATTGACTGGGAATCAGGCGAGAGCGATAGTTTAAGTGCCGCAGAAGTGTATAGATTGGTATTCGAAAGCAATCAACCATGGATGCTTACTGCCAATGGTACCATTCTTACAACTGAATACGAAGGTATTATTCCTGGACTACTAAAACGTTGGTATGCTGAACGTAAAGAAATGCAGGGCAAAAAAACTGCCGCACAGGACGCAGGTAACAAGATTGAAACTGCTTTCTGGGATAAACGACAACTTGTTAAAAAAATTAACCTAAACAGTTTGTATGGTGCTATTCTAAATCCAGGCTGTAGATTCTTTGATCATAGAATTGGTCAAAGCACTACACTAACTGGTCGTGCTATCGCAAAACACATGAGTGCGAAAGTTAATGAAATTATTACTGGTGAGTATGATCACGTAGGCAAAAGCATTATATACGGTGACACTGACTCTGTTTACTTTAGTGCTTACACTAGCCTACGTGCTGAAATACAAAAAGGTGATATTCCTTGGAACAAGGAAAGTGTTATCCAACTGTATGATCAAATATGTGAAGAAGCAAACACCACATTTCCTAAGTTTATGGCTGATGCTTTTCACTGTCCAAAAAGCAGAGGAGAAGTTATTGCCGCAGGTAGAGAAATTGTTGCTGAAAAAGGTTTATACATTACAAAGAAACGTTATGCGGCATTGATTTATGACCTTGAAGGTTTTAGAACTGACGTAGAAGGCAAGCCTGGTAAAGTAAAAGCAATGGGTCTTGATTTGAAAAGATCAGATACTCCTGTGTTTATGCAAGACTTTTTAAGCGAAGTTTTGTTGGCTGTGCTAACAGGTGCTCAAGAAGATCATGTTTTAGAAATGATTACAGACTTTAGAACAAAATTTAAAGCAAGGCCGGGTTGGGAAAAAGGTTCGCCTAAGCGAGCAAACAAGATTACAGAATACAAAGCCAAAGAAAAGAAAGCAGGCAAAACAAATATGCCTGGTCATGTTAGAGCAAGTATCAATTGGAATACGCTCAAAGAAATGAATGGCGATAAGTTTAGTATGCAAATTGTAGACGGTATGAAAGTTATCGTATGTAAACTAAAAAACAATCCTATGGGATATACTTCGGTTGCGTATCCTACGGATGAACTACGTCTTCCAAAATGGTTCCAAGAACTTCCTTTTGCTGACGATGAAATGGAATCAACTATCATCGACAACAAACTGGAAAATCTAATTGGAGTACTAGATTGGGATATTAAATCAACCGAACAGAAGAATACATTCAATAATTTATTTGACTTTGAATGATTTTCTAAATATAATAGTATATAAGGAACGGAGAAAACTATGAAAG